TGAGTACCACCCGCCCCCTCTAACGCCGCTGTACGCCCATCCTGTGGCGATTTTTTTTGGGGGTTTTTCATAAATTAGTCTTTTGAGCGTAATGGGTGGCCTGATGGCAACAAGTCCCTGTCGAACCTTCCACTGCGAAACTTACCTGTCCTGACCGCAAACAAGAAAGCGTTGACCCTTGCGATTGCCCACTGGTCTGGCCCCATGACATTGCGCCGCACTGATTCTGGATTAGTGCGGTAAGCCCCGACACCCCTACGGAATACGGCCTCAAGCATACGTTGCGTCACACGCTTGCCCTTCTTATCGCCGTGCTTGTCGTTATGTTCCTTGACCTTATTGGCGATTGTCTTTTTTGTGCGTTCACTGATTGGGGCTTTTTCCTCTGAATAAGTAGCCTTATCGTCACAGTCATCACAGCAAGGTATCATTATTGACAGGATTTCATTTTTCTCATCCCGCTCCTTGTCCAGCTTTGCCACGGTGCGCCTTGCCCAGCTTTGCCCTGCGTCACCACCCCACAACAGCCATGCGATTTTTCCTGCGCTTGGATAACCATCTTCACCTTGGCGGAAACCTTCTGCACGCTTATCGACCTCATGCCTACTGAAGAAACTGTGCATCCGCCTTACCGTGCGGGGCGAGAGCCTTTCCCGCGATACAAGTTGGACCGCTCTTGCGACACCAACCTCTGTTCCGCCTCTGTTAAACTCTTTCCGCATGGCGAGTCCGCGTTCAGCCTCTTTCGCCATCTGTTCAGTAGGCGTTGTGTCAATGTCTGATTCCGCCTTTGCATCGTCATCTAGCTCATCCCCCTTGTCCTGCCCTGTGACCCTTAGATAGATTGCATGGCTGGAACATGGCATATAGTGGTTGCCATCTGGCCCTCTAACCGTGTGCGTGCCTTCGCAATCTAGCTCTCTTGCCCGACTAGCCGCCTCTGGCTGTGTGTCATACACATCCCTTCCCTGCCCATATCTTGGGTCTTGCTTGGGCGTTGTAAGCTCATCACCTGTCAATCGGGTGTAGTCTGCATGACTAGCGCACGGCATATAAACCGTGCCGTTGTCTGTATCATGGCTATGAATCCCAACACAGCCTATTTCTTCTGCACGCGCTTCAGCTTCGCTTTCAGTTGTAAAAACATCTTTTGCAACTTGAGCTTTGCTTTCGTCAATAATTCCATAAGCATTTTTCGCATCCTCTTCTGCCTGTTCCCCTTGCGCGGGTGGCGTCTCTGGTGTTCCAAGTGGGAAAAGATTAGCCGCGATATAGACATCATCACCCCCATCAATAGGCTCCAAGCCTAGCCGTTCCCTTGCCTCATTGCGTGATATGATGCCTTCCCTGACTGCCGCTGTGACGTTTTCATAAACTCTACGCCGCCTTTCGGTCATGGCTGGCACGGCCTCAAAGTCATATTCAATACGGATGTCCTCACCGTACATCGGTGATAGCCATTCGTTCAGATCAGATTCCACCCTTCTAGCAAGCGGCATTATCGTTTCTTCATAAAGAGCAAGCCTAGCCTCTTGGACATTTGCATACGTTTGCGCGTCAGGAATACCAATAAGTTGGCTTGGAACGCCAAAACACAGAGCGATATCCTTCGCCGCCATATTTCTTTGCTGGAGAAAATCCATATCTTTAGGCGATAAACCCATCTCACGCCAATCGAAATCACCCTCAAGCAGTAACGGCCTACCCGCGTTAGATGCGCCAGTATATTTGACATTGAGATCATCCTTCAGTTGTTGCCTCTGCCCATCTGTTAGCTGAATCGGCAAACCCCTGTCGTTAGCTGGTTTGAATACAATCGCACCACTTGGCCTTGCGCCGTTCCTTAACAGGCTAATGTTGTGGGTGTTGATAGCATTATGATTGTCGATATCAGTAGCCGCCGCCATCAGCGGTGATAATCCGTAGTAATCATCCAACGGATTATACAGCTTCATATGCTTAACCTCAGACTCCCCTGTGATTGGGTCTGCATCATAAGTCTTTAGAACCTTACCCCCAATAACATATTGATACGCCTCTGGTGTGGCGGTCTTGCTTGGCTTTACCCTGACCCGATCTGGCCTTAACAGATAAAGCTCTCGCACCTCTCCATTCACATCCGACCTGATAGCGTAATTGTTCCCTGAAAGTAGCAGATAGGAATACACCGCTTGGAAATACTCAACCCCTGCCTGTGTGGGGTTAGGTCGGCGTAGCAATGAGAGCAATGGGTGTTGGTCTAGCTCATTATCACCTTGAAACAGTTTAAATGGCACACAAGCCGCGCCGTTTGCTATCTCGTTGATGCACCTATAAACAATAGCGTTTTTACGGTAGCCCTCATCGGCATATGCGTCATAGTTGTCCCTTCGATAATGTGAGCTTGCATTGACGTTAAGATAGACCTGTGGGGCTTCTTTTGTCTCTGGTGCTTTGGGTTGTAAGAATGTAAAAAAGTCTTTAATGCCAGCCATTAGCTTATTCTCCACATTGCAGTCCCGCTAGACTGGCTCAGTTCTGTCAATGCCCAGACTAAGGCATCAAGTCTGTCTGGTGATTTAACACTGGTTGCTGAATATGAACATAGCTGATCCTCAAGTTCTCTGAACATCCCCACATGGCAGACCTTCTCTTGCTCATACAAAGCCGCTATCGGTTCTGCCCTTACCAGTTTTCCCCTTGAGGCTCTAACTGGCGTGTATGGCACTGTGTCATCTATGTTTCTGAGCAACCTTTCGACTAAATCACCACCGTTATTTACCTCTGCCACGATACGGTCAGCGTGATACTTGTAAAACATATCAATCGCTAACCGACCCCAGCCATCGGGTGACATCCTACCAGAAACATCATCAATCACATAGTACCGATTATTGTGACCTACCCCCGCCACAATGATGCCTGTCTCGTCTGATTCCTCTGTGTTTGTGACCGCTGGGTCTATCGCAACCACAATTCTTTGCAAATCTGGCAAGTCATCACGCTTAATTCTTGTCTTTTCAATGCCTTTGTACGACCACAAAGCACCTTGGATATCGTCAAGTATCTCTGCATATAGCTCTTGCCGCCCTAAACGTGTGCCTGAATAACGCTCCTCAAGCTGTTTAAGCGCACTCTCTGCTAGGTTTTTATCGTTCTCAAAGGTGTTGCCGCGTGTGATGTGGACATCATCGCCCTCACGCTTGACAAAACTGGTGATAATATCTGTTGGCCTTGGGGTTGTGGTGATTATAACTTGCGGCTTTTCGCCTAGTCGTAGCCCAAACATCATCTGATCATAGGCATCTGGGTATCGCCATGCCGCTAATTCATCCGCCCACACTCTGTGAAACTGAGAGCCACGCAAACGATCAGGCTCTATGGCGGCATATCCTTGGATAATAGACCCATTCCATAGCTTTATTTCCATAGCGGTACGGTTATATGCACTGCCCTCGCCCGTCCATAAACACTCTTTGGGGATACAAGATAGTAAACCACTGGACCCCTCAAAGCATACCCGCCGCAAATCGCCCTGTGTTGGGGCTACAACGCCGCATCTGGATTCAGGGTTGGACATAGCATAACCCGCTATATCCTGTGCGCCTGTGCGTGTTTTCCCCCATCCGCGACCCGCTAGTATGAGCCACACCGACCAATCCCCCCTTGGGGCGACCTGTTTGTTTCTGGCTGTTGATGTCCACCTAACCTGTGAGGCAAACGCATGGGCATCCTCATCAGCAAGTGTCGCTGTTATTTTCTTCAGCTTTTGTAGCTGATCATCTGGCAGATTGACTTGTAGTCCATCTGGTGACATCAGTTATCCTTGTTTCTTGCCATTTCAGTTAGGATATCCATCGCCTCACTCAATGCGGTGTGGCCTCTGTCCTCTGTCACCACATCATGTTTCTCACGCTGGCCTAGAAGCTGTTTACCAAGCCATATAGCCATTGTGGGGTTGTTATGCTCTTCCATTAACTGCATCTGCTTACGCCGCACTGAGAGCCGCCCTAGCTCCCTGCCTTGGTCGATACACGCTCTGACCTTGGGGTCATTGGTATATCTGTCCTCTAGTGTGCGTAGCGGAACCTTAAAATATGCCGCAAGCTCTGGCATAGTGCAGTTTAGCGCACTTAAATTCTCTAGCTGTTCAAGGTCAATGTCTGCCTTTGGCCTACCCACTGGCTGTTTTGGGGGCTGTGGAACCTTGGGCTTTGGGGGTCTGCCCCTTGGTCTTTTGATTTTCTCTGCCATCTTTTTTTAGATACCACGGAAATTGTCATTTAATTCGCACTGTATATCACCCTTACGCAAAAAGAAAGGGACTGAACCACAAGCCCAGCCCCAATCCATTTGTACTGTTGGCGACCAAACCTTTAGTACGGAGTCTAGAGCCGAATGGGACACGGCTCACATGGTGAATTTACCTACAATATTTTGTGTTGTCTAGCCTTTATTAGCACTATGTGTTGTGGTGTATCAGAACATATCTGGCTGTACCCATGTCTTGTTTATTCTGTCTGTGGCTATATCAAAGTATTCCTGCTCACGTTCTATACCAATAAACTCCATGCACTCTGTTTTTGCCGCCAGACCTGTTGACCCACTGCCCATGAATGGATCAAGCACTGTTCCACCCTTTGGTGTGATGAGCCTACACAAATATCGCATTAGCTCTACTGGTTTGACTGTCGGGTGGGTGTTGTTTCTGTCCTGTCCATTTTGAGTAACGCTTTCCTCACGCTCTGCCGTTGATGTCTTTGGGCAATAAAAA